CTAAATCCTTAAGAACTAATCTTGCTGCTTTAAGGTTGACACCCTTCTTTTCTAGGACTTCTTTGACTGTACGCTCACGCTGCGCCTTGGATAAACCCTCAAGTTGCTCAGTGAGTTCTTTGATACGCTTCTCATCGTTGCGCTTAGCCTTCCGCAATTTTTTAAGTAAATCGCTTCCCTCTAATTGCACACCGTTGTCGGTATCTAGGTCGTCTTCGTCTTCATCCCAGTAGTTGTTGCTCATAGCAACCCACCCTTCTATTCGTTGTAGTCGCAAGCCTCAGATTCTGGTCGGGGAACCAGCCTGGCTCTTGCTATCGGTCTAGTACGCTATGTGAGGCCGATAGATTCACATAGGATTCTATTTAGAACTGACCTTTACCTGTTTCGGTAAGGCTAGTCTTTGTTAATCCAGATTGTCCTTTAAATCTGGCTTCTTCTTGCGCTGTTACAGACTCTCTTGCTCTCTTAGCAGATGCTAAGCCAAGGAATGCTTCTTGCTCTGCTTGAAGTCTTGTATAATCTTCTCCAGTAGATATGCTTGATAAGAACTCTGCACGAGGTGCAATACCCGCTACTGTTTGATAACCCTTACGAGCCTCTTCTTGAGTAATACCAAATGAAGCAAGTGCTTCAGCACCTAATGCTCCAGATGTTACATTTTCAAATCCTTTAGAAACTTCAGACATAGAACCAAGTCCAGTCTTTAGTCCCTGTATAGCAGCAGCGCCACCAATTTCACCAATCTGAACTTTACGCTTTAGCGCTGGTAGTCCTTCTGCTGGGTCTAATACCGCAGCAACAATATCTGATTGATTTAACATTGGATAATACTCTGCTAGTGCAGCCTTTGTAAATGGGTCAGCATTTTTAACTCTGTCTATTGCTAGACCTACACGGTCAGCAACTTCTGCTGCTGAAATATCATTGCCAATAAAAGCACTTAATCTATCCTTAGTTGCCATACTTGATACACCATAGGATTGAAGAACCTGTGTATATGAACGTTCTGCAGCAAGATACTCTGCAGCACCTAATACTGGTTTGCCTGCAGCAAAACGTGCCTTGTTTGCCGAAAATCTTGTTTGATATGCAACTGCTAGTGGGTCCTTGCTGTTAGGGTCTTGCATAATTAATTGAATAGTATCACTTGTATAACCCTTTTGAACCGCTTCAGTTACTGCCCCACTCAAGTCACCTAAACCATACGAAGAAAGCAATGCGCTAATTGCAGCAATTGCATCAATTTTTTTAGTATCTGTAGTTGGCGTCGTACTTAAAACGGGTGTTGAAGTTGATGCTCCAGTAGCAACAGTTCCGCCTGCTGGCTTTGGTTGAATTGCTCCAGTATTTGGATTAACCTCATAACCAAGTGCTGCTGCTTGAGTTTCTAATTTTTGCGTTTGTACATCTGCTCCAGCAAAGGCTTTTTCAAGCGCTGTTCGCATAATTGGGTCAGATATTTGCGAGACCAAACTTCTTGATTCTTCATAAGTAGGCTTGGCGGTAGCGGTAGGAATAGCCCCAGTTTTTATTATTTCCTGTGCTTGTTGTAAACCAGTATCAGCGTAAACGGCTGCCAGTGCTTTACGAACCGCTGCTTCTTCTGCGGACATTTTAGGGGTTGCCATTAGCCTGCCAATCCAAAGAATTTAGTTAAGTCTCTTGCTAAAGTACCAAGTTGGTCTTGAGCATTCTTTGTAAAACGCCATTTAGGGTCTTTGCGTAAAGAAATTTCATAGTCATATAACCCCATCAAGCCTTTAGGGTCTTTTGCCACACTCTGTAATTCTTTTAAGTCAATAGCATCTGCATCTTCTTCAAGTATATTTGCACGAGTTTGAAGATATGGACTAAGTAACTGTTTTACAGTATAACCTTTATCAATCTTATCTGCTAGTGCAGGAAAGTAAGTTTTGGCCTGTAGGTTAATTAAGTTAAGATTAGCCTTAAGTCTATCTGGAGTAATTGAAGATTCAATGGTAAGTTTTGTAAGAGAATCAGCGTTAAATGGTATACCATTATCAGCATAAGCATTCTTTAATGTTGTATAAGTAACACCAAAATTACCACGTTGAAGTAGTGCAGCAGCCTTAGTGTCACCAGCACTTGCTGCAATAGTTATATTGTTAGCATGTGTAGTTAAATACTTATTAAGTACATTTAAACGCTCTTGAGGAGATACTCCCTGATAAACAATATTTTCGTCTTTACCATAACGTTTTGTTGAACGTGACATTTGAAGTGCTTGAACTTCTTTAGTAAATGCATTAATTAATTCTTTGGGAGCATTTGTACCAAATAGGTTTATAAATGCAGTAGTAAACTCAGCAGTTAATTCTCCAGCAGTAGATACACTTGAAGAGGGTTTTGCTTCTGGATATATAACAGTACCTTGAGTACCAGTACCAGGAGTTGGTTTATCTGCATCTATAGCCTCAACCTTACTCTGGTCTTGACCAGCAGGTGGCTTCTCATTTGGCATTTCTGGGTCTGGATACCAGGAGACTAGTCCATCACCATCTTTATCTTGATAACTGCCTGACACTATTAATCTCCTATCAGAGGGCTAAGAATTGAGTTATAGAATATTGTTGCATTTTCGTTATCCTGGGACAACTTAACCAACAGTTCCTTGGTGTCAGCCCTAGTATCACGCTTAAATATATCTGCTCTATCTGAAGAACCTTGTACTCTACTAAGAGTAGCATTCATATCATCATATGCTGTAATCATAGCAGCAAAAGTTTCGCCGAGAGCCTTATTTGGGGCCTTGCCTGCCTTTAATAAAGCCTTCATATCATCGATTACTTCAACTCTGCGTCTATTACTCTCACCAGTAGGAGTTATTTGAACACCTAATAATGGATATGCAGTTAGTAATCCTTTTTGACGACTTGCCAACTCTTGTCTCCAGTAACGTTTTTCGTTTGGATTAGTTGCTGCTTGAATCTTAGGATTAAATTCATCATTTAAAGCGTAATATGCCATCCTAGCAGCAGTAGTTGCAGCCTCACGAATAAAGTTTTCTTTACCCTCTGCAACTGCTGGATTTAATGGTTGGTTAGATATAAAACCTTTGCTCTTTAGATAAGAGTATGAACTTAAATCAACGGTTCCGCTTACTGGGATAAAGAATGAACCAGCATCTCTATGTTCAATAAGTAACTTCTCATTCTTGCGAACAAAATCTTCGGCCTCAATTGTTTTACGGAATGAAGCAAATCCTGTAGTATCTCTAGCAAAGTTAGTGTAAACTAATTTAGATGGATAAAGTTTGGCAAAGGAAACAAGAGCCTTATTTAAGGCATTTGGTTGGCCTTCGTATTTCTTCATCATCTTTTGGAACTCAGAATCCCAGGTAAACACACCAGCATCAATAAGTTCTTTTGGAATTTCTTTTGTATCAAATGCTTGAATTGAAGCAATTGTACCTTGACCCATTATTAACTTTACAGCATCAATATTTCTGGCTTGGATTGCTACATTCTCATAGAATGATTGAAGGTCTTTTGCATTCGTTGGACCATTACCAGTCGATACCAACAACTTGATTGATTTCACTGCAGATGAAAATCTTGATTCGCTGTTTTCAGTTGAACCAGCAAGATAATTATAGGCACGTCTAACATTTGCTGGTGCTATTTTTTCCCAGGCTGGAGCATCTGGATTTAATGTACCAGTTATGCTTTGTTCGTAACCCTTTATATATTCACCAATGAATGGTAGGTTAGTCATAGCATCTACAGCAAGTGATGCTAATGGGTTAGAAAGAGTTGGGTTCCAAAACTCAGGGTCCAGAGATGGTGTTAACATCTTTACATATCCGCCAAAATTAACTGGCATTGGAGTATAGGATGTTAATCCCATTAATGATAAAGTTCTAACAATTGCGCCTGCAAATAGGTCATCACCTGGGTAGGTAAAATACTTCTGGCCTTTGTCATCCTCATGGATAAATCCAGAATCTTCAAATGTCTGGTTAAGGATTGCAAGACGTACCAGTCCACGCTTTTCGTATTTAACTAAACGTCCAGCACGGCGATAAAAATCTTCAGTTGCACGATAGTAACGACCAAGTGTACGTAGGCTATAAGCCAAATTAGTACGAACATCGCCATTATCAACGAATCCTAATGTTCTGTTACGAGCAAGGTTCATTGCGGTCTCATGTGCAGAAGCACGTGCTATCGAATCAGCACCTTCTTCACCAAGATTATTAGCCATAAGGCTCTTTTTGGTATTTGCTTCTGTTTTCATTAATTGCTTGCGGAACATAAAATAGTTTGCAAGAGTAATTGGTTCTCTGTCAAGCAAAGCAATTTGCTTACCCATCCAACCATAACCAGAGTTAATTGTTCTGTATATTATTTCTGGAGCATTTTTTCCAGTTAACGGAACAATTTCTCTGCCCATAAGAGTTTCTGGACGAGAATAAGGTTTATCTTTTGATATTTTTACTAAATCATCAATAGTAAAATTGTCCATGCCACCCTTATTGCGAATAGCGGTTACTAATTCCATATTAATACGGCCAGAAAAATCTCTTAATGCGTATGATGCATCAGCATAGATATGTGCTGCTAAACTTTCGGCGCCTTGTTCTGCATATATTGCAAACTTCCTAGCAATATCATTTCCTGGACCTTTAATGTAATCAACAAGTTTATTAATTACTACATCTTGTTTCTTGCCAATATTCCACAGAACAATATTTCCAAATTGACCATTTGGACGTCCAACTGTATTATTAAGTTCAAATAACCAGTGAAAAACCGCTTTATCGTTCATGCTTGAAAACTCGCTGAACTCACCTTTGAAAGAAAGTCCCTTTAAAGCCTCTTGATTTTGCACATTGAATCTTACAGATGGACCAAACTCTTTTAATGACTTAGCCATTTCTTCTGCTTCAGTATATGGACGCTCTGCCTTAACGGTTGCTCCATTAAGTTCATCAAGAACTTTATATCCTTCAAACTCTGCAAAGTCTCCAGCCCACTTGGCTGTATTTATGCCATCTTGTGTGTTAAGAAAAGAAGGTTTAAATTTACTTAAAAGCATAGAATGTGCAACTGCTTTATTAATCATTACTGGATTATCCTGCATTGCAATTTGTTGCTCTTTGCTATAATGTCTTCCAAAAATTTTATATACGTTATTGTAAATAAATCCTAGGTTTCTATCTTCTTTTTGGTTTCCAAGAACGGTTGTTTTTATTCCAGCAGGTCTTGCAGCACGAATTGCTCGAGACGCACGACGTCCTTTTAGATAATTTCCAAAGCCTTCTGCTCCAGCAATTACACCAAACATGCCAAGTTCTTCTACTGAAGAACGAAGTCCAAGACGTGGATAAAGGTTTAAGAAAGACCATCCATCAGCAAGCCCTTTGCTCCAAACACTGTTGGTGGCTTTGCCAAATAGAGAAGTAAAAATTCCGCCACGTTTTGCTATCTCACGCCACTCTGTAAAGTCAGGCAATGAACGATAATCGCTTAATTGGTACTGACGGATAGCACGAGGCGTACCATCTAAAGTTTGACCAGCATTAAATGTATCTAAGAATATGTTATCGGCAGTCGCCACATCGTCAATTTGATTGACTTCAATTTCTTTAATTTTGCCTTTAAGTTCTTTTTTAGTTTTTAATTCTCTACCAAGTCTTGCAGAAACAATTTTAAGTTCATCATCAATTGCATTAACACGGTCTAGGTCTCCAACAGCAAGTGCATCTGCCTTATCAGCCTTAAGTGCTTTAGAGCGTTGAGTATACTCAGCAATCTTAGCGTTTACAGAAGCAATAAGGCGGACAGCCTTGCCTTCTGCATTTGCTGTAGTAAGAGCCTCTTGCACTTTTTTACGTACACCTTTAGGTGTAGTAAGTGCAGAGCCACCTTTTATTGTTCTAAGAACATCTGCAAGGTCGCCTACATCAACAGAACTTTGGCTTGGTGAATAAAGTTCTTTTGACATGTCATCAAGTTTAGAAAGAGCAAGTCTACCCTCATTAGATAGGTTAAGTCCCATACCATTACCTAATGTTTTAAGTAAGCCCTTAAATATAAGAAGACGGTCACCCTCACTAGCATTTAACCAAATGGCCCGCATTTGGCCAGCAGATGTTTTGTCAAGAACTGTTCGTGCTAATCTAAAAATTTGAGTTGCGCTAGAAGCATCACTAATGCTAATGATTCGTTCATTTACTGGTGCGATTGCAAATGCACGAACTACTCTATCAATTTTAGCAAGTGTTGACTTGTCTTTTAATGTATATACCTTAGGGATACTAGTTTCTTCAAACCCTATTTTCTTTGCCCAAACTAATGGGTCTAAAGAAAATTGTTTAATAAATTCTTCTTGAGTTTTAGTTACATCAAGTGCCGAATAACGCTTAGTTCCTAAAGTATTAGCAACTATATCTTTGAACCAACTGTTTGCAGCACGAGTGCGACTCATGTATGGTACAAGGGTATCTTTACCAGCAATTCCAGTATTACCTGATAAAATTGCCGTAAAACGTTCACCATTTCTAAAGTATGTTAGAGCATCATCAGCGTTGCGAACATCGGCTTTAGCCAAATCATTAACTACATTAATATTGATTTCGGGAAATCTATCTTGTAAACGATTAAGGGCTTGAGCCTTAGTTGGTAAATCTCCATTACGGAATGTTTCAATTAACTTTCCTGCTTCGTCCCAATAATTGCGAACCTTAACCCTTGTAAACGCTTGCTCAAGAGGAATAGTGCCTTCGCCAACTTTGATAAATCCATATTTGGCAACCATTAGTCCACGATTTATTTTACCACCAATAATTAATGGGTCAAGAGCAAAAGTTACAGTAAAATCAATTGGTGCAGAGATAGCACTAAATAATGCTCTTGCTTTTCCATCACCTAAAACTGCTTGCTCATACTCGTGAGGTAATAATGAAATTATTGCACGGGCAGCATCACGTCCAGGACTTAGTTTAGATTTTTCAAATCTTGCTACAGCATTAGAAACTTCTTTAAGTGCTGCTTCGTCGCCACTTACATAACGATTGATTAAATCTAAAACTCCAGGGTTATCTTGATATTGCTCAAAATTCTCAATTAAGTCTTCTTTAGAAGCAAGTAATCTACCAACATATGAAGCAGCGGGAGTTAAATCTTTATTAAACTCAGCAACTGCTTTTTCGTCAAATACTCTATTTGGTGCAGCAGCCTGCTCCCAATATTTTCTCCATGTTGTAGAATCATCTGTTGGAAGAGCATCTTCTCCGCCAGGAAGTAATTCTTTAAATCCTTCTACAGTATATCTAAGTTGGGCTTTAATTGCGTTCTCACCCTCAGCAGCCGCTAAACTAGCAGCCATATAAGGTTGCTTAATTAACTTCTCTTGAGGGCGTACTAAAAGTTCTAGTCCCTTTTCAACTTTAGTAGCAGTCTTGCCACCAACTTCAGTCTCTGTAAATTCATTGTATAAACCTTTTACGCCACCAACAACCGCTTTACGAGCAGCCTCAAGTCCACCCAATGGACTAAATGTTGAAAGATTCTTAACGGCATCAATTGCTGTAGTTCCGCCACCATACCAAACAGCGCTCTTAACAGAGGATAGAATATTTCCTAAAAAACTTTTATCTTCTTTAGCATACTTTGGACTATAGATTGATGTCAGAGCATCACGAGTAACCTTGTCCATAGCCTGAAACTTTTTATAAGCATCTGCTTGGGAAAGTGATGTTAATTCATTGTGCTTGTTGCGTAGTTCAACCATTGCAGCAAGTTGATTAACTTCATTCTTTGGAAGAGCCTTCTGGGCAACAGCAGTTGCTATACCAGGAGAAGACTCAGCAATTTTAGTTAACGGTTTGTCCTTCTCGGCCATTAAAGACCTCGTGAGGCAACAAAGTTATAAAGGTCTTGTACTTCTCCCGTAGGGTCAATATCAATCATTGACGCAAGAACCTCAGACAATGAACGTTCACGAGGTAAGTTAAGTGCTTCACTTCCTGGGCCTGCACCAAAATCCATACCAGCAGTTAATGGTTCATCTGCTCTCTCGGTAGGGGCAGTTAAAGGTGTAATAGGTGGCATCATAGCAGCAAGAGGATTTGCATTTGATGAAGAAGGTTTATTTGGTCCAGCCATTGGCGCACTTTGTTGTTGTGCCATAGTTGTCTGTCCTTCACCATATGGAAGGCCTGAAATGTAACGTGCAGGTTGTGTTCCTGATTGTCCCGCTCCACCAGTTGCTGATACATTTGCAGGATTGTTCTGTGGTGCAGTTGGGCGGTACCCGCCTCTGTTCTCTGCCATAGTTCCTCCTACTTAATTTTTCTAGGTTGTTCTTTTGATATATATGGACCTGCTGTAAATGCTGTAAGTTTAGATGCAATTTCCATTGCTTCGTATGCATCTGCTCCAGCATATAGAGCGCCTAGTGCGTATGTAGCACCAGAGCCTGCAGCGTATACTCCATCTGCAGATTTGCTTATTGATAACTCTTGGTCGACATCAAATATCTCTCCACCAACAGCCATAATAAATTGAAATCTATTTTCTTTTGTATCTTCTTCAAAGTTATAACCATTCTCTGCCATACACTTACGCAAAGAAGGCATAGCCTTCACAATCATAAAATGATATAAATCTTCTCTGTCTTGCTTAGTTGGAACTGGTGGTTCCCAGATATGTTGTGCAATATCGCAAGGAAGTGTTTCTCCAGAACCAGCAATTAAAAACATTCCATTCTCAGAAATCTTCTTAACTTCAGGATGAGAATAAATTCTACCATCAGCATCAGTAGTCTGACTGTCAGCAACTATGAAACAGCGGTCTTTATGTTCTATTCCTATAATCGTTGTCATTGTCCCCTACTTAGTTGTTAGGCCTTAGTTACTACTCTTCCGCCTGCTTTTCCACTTGCGGTTAAACTTGAAAGAATTGTTTGAATATCTGGTGGTGCAGTTGGTGCAGTCATTGGTTCACCTTGAGGAGGACCTCCTACTGGTGCGCCAGCGGGAGCAGGGGACGTTTGCTCAACCATAGTGCTAGGGGCCTCAGCAGGAGGAACTTGTTGCTGTGGAGCAAAGGTAGCCTCAATAGCATCTTCCAATGCTTGTCCCTTTTGGCGTGCTTTGATTACGGCAGCAATCTTTCTTACGACTTCAGAAGCATCCTGTCCCTGCGTAGCCATCTGTGGTATTGCTTGTGTATAAGCGGTTAGAGAACCTAGTAATGCTGCTCTCATATCTTCAATTTCAATTTTCTCAAGTTCCTGTGTTACGTTAACAGTAAATGGCAACTCACGCATAGCCATATCCTTAGAGATTAACTTGCCTCCAAGAGCCTGTAGCATAAAGATAAGACCTTGGGCTGGGTTAAGACCAGCAAGCATTCCGTAACGGACATCTGCTGAGTAATCGTTTTTGATGTCTTTAGTTGGCTTGTATGTGATTTCATATGGTGAACCTGAATCTACACCACGAATAGTTTTTTCTTCTGGGAAGATTGTTTCATCAATTTCAAAACAGATACCAATAACATCACGTAGTGCTGCTGCAAAGATTGCTTGGGCTGATTTAACCTGTGTATCAAATGCTCCCATAAGAGCCTGTACACCTTGACCAGTAACGATAGATGCATCAATGTTTCCAGTACGTCCTTCTGGATAACGAGCACCAACTCTAAGTTCTTGGTTAAGTAAATTCTGTTCTGTAAATGCGCCTTGTGGTAGTGTAAGTTCCACACGTCGAACACCCGCTGGGTTGGCAGTACGGATAACCGCATCGCCACCCAACTGGAGTTCTTGTACATCTTGTGGAAGTACAATTGGTGCCTGTACTGATTTCTCCGCTGCTTCCATTGCCAATAAGGCGAAACGGTTGCGGAGTAATTGAATTCCAAGTACATCATCAAACTGTCCACGTAGGTCACCATCGATAGATGGTTTACGTGCTACAACTATCATCATCTTACCAAGAGGATTCTTGGCTTGTGATAAAATTAAATTATCTTTTGCTGGAACATATACAACTGATTGGTCTTTATCGTAGTAACGGATAATTTCTACTTGACCATTTAGGTCTTGCTTATATCCCATCCCACCAAGTAGTATGTTGTCATACTCTGGGAATTGTGCTACTAACTCACCAAGTGTCATTGTGTAGCGTTTTGCAAATGCAACACATCGTCCATAACGGTCAAACTCTGGGTAAGCACCAATAGGATTTTCTACACGGATGCGAGGAAGTTTATCTTCGTCATCTAATTCTATAATAAACGGAACAAAGCCGTAGGTTATATACCAGTCTGCTCCTGAGTACATTTGGACCGAGAGGTCAGAGTGTGAAAAATAATTGCTAGCAATACGAGTACGCTTATCGGCAAAAGAACGAGCACGGTCATTGACCTGATTAGCGGCTGAGCAGTTAACCGCTGGAAGAGGCGCCATAACCTCCGAAAGGTCCCTGGCAACGATATCAATAAAATTTGCAACGACATTAGCATCTACACCATCTGGAAAGAAGTCAGGATAGACTTCGGCAATTTTTCCTTTACGAACAGCAAGAACGTCAAGATTACGGGCATCTCTTTCGCTGTTTCGATAACGTAACGATTGTACTCGTGCCGATATCTGTTCAATTGTTAATGCCATTAGTTTCCTATCCGTAAGTTTCTTGCCATTGCTCTGCAAAGGCTTCGTCTAAATTAAGTGAACCTCTATTGGACTTTTGCGCCCTAGTAGCCCATCTGTTATTCTGGTATTGACCAATCCTGCTTGATGTTTGCATAAGTTCTCTACAACGGATAACGGCAAACCATAAGGCCATTACACAGTCGGTAGGGTTCTTAGTATCAGGCTTCCAAATAATAAGTTGCTGTACTAAAGACTTAAGACCCTCAGAGCCTTCATTAGAAGGTAACTCTATTAGGTTGTTATCTTGGAATCTACCGTCCCTGGCTGAGCCGAAAAGGCTTGCCATAGATGCTACACCAAATCCAACATCCCATTTGTTTTTGCCAGTAAAGTGTGAGTTAAGTTGACATCCATAGGATGCTAGGTAATCACGTAACTCTGTATCCATAGCATAGTACTTCTGGTGGGCGTTAATTTCAACCCTAAACTCTTGTGGCTTAAATCTTTCCACCCACTCTTTAATAAGAGCGTTTTCCTTCTGTGGGGAAGGGTCAACCATATTGACGCAATCTAAAACGTAAATTTTTCCATCTGCACGATTATAGGATACTGCTACGAAAGCAGAACGTCCAGTTACCGCAGGGTCAAAGCCAATAATGGTATAGGTTGAATCTATGTTCTTGGGATGTCCCGCCGTGTCTTTTCTAAGCGGTCCACGCTTTCGCATACCGTTAACACATCCTGCAACAATTGTTGGCGAGAAGATGGAGTCGGATTGGACGTCTTCTTGTTGGTAGACCATAGCCCAGACTGACGGAGCCACTTCAGACCGCCTTGTAAAAAGCGAAGGTCCATCCCATTTGGGATATAGTCCTTGCTCATTAGGTTCGTCCTTGTCTCCTTCTGCCCTGTCTGTCCAAGGCCAAAGTGTTTTCCAGTTCTTTGGGTTCTCATCAAATTCTAATACTGATGGCATAGCCATATATGTAAATGGAGATTTGCCACCTGTCCATTGGTCGCCATCTCGAATCATCTTATATAAATCTATAGGTGCGACACGGGTTCCTACAATAAGCAGTTTACCGTGCCGCCCTAGGCGGGTGATAACTTCTTTTTGAAGCCATTCAATTTGCTTCTCCCACTCATGGGCATTTGCGTTCATCACCACATCGTCAAGGATAATCAGGTCAGCACGAGCACCATAAATCTGTGACCCGAATCCTAATGCTTGAACAGTTGGGTCCTTCTCACCTGAGTCACGTCCTGCGCCCAAGTAAATCATGTCGGCTGACCAGGTTGGTGAATCTGCTTTGTAGCCACCGTTAGGTCCAAAGGACACCTGGAGTTTGGTCCAGTTAGGATGACTTAATCTTGTCTTAATTGCAGATAGGAACTTACGTGCCATACCTTGCGTCTTTGATACAATAATGATTCTAACGTTAGGGTCTA